ATCCTTTGTCAAAGGCAAAGATCCTACTATCTACTTCAGCTATAGAAGTAGTAGGGAAGGAAGTGCTGATGACTATTGGAATCCCAATATGGACCAGCAGCAGTTGGACAGTTACAAGTCTAAGTTTCCTCTTGGTGATTTTGATCGGTACTTTAAGAATACGTGGAGTTCTGCTACTACAAGGATATTCTCCGAAGAAGCTATTATGGCTATGCAGTATCTTGGCGTAGATGGAACTCCTGGGAATGCGGCAGAGTTGATGAAGGTGGTGGATAAGAAGATCAGGATTGCCAGCAACATGAAAACTCTGATTGAGAATAGGAACATTATCCGAAACTTTGATCCTGAGAAAAGTGAAATGGCGGTTTTGGAGAAACGTCTGATTCCTCTAGAGAAGTATTATAGATTGAGGGATGAAGGTGGGTTTCCTGTAATGGCAACGCTTGATGATTTGGAGAGATTGGGAAGTGCTCTCGACACAAAGTGGGCCGTACTTGCGGGCATTGACCGTGCAGATCCTATGAAGGTGACAAATCGTGGAGCACGGACTATGTTCACTTGCGTTGCAAAAGGATTGCCCGGAAGTGGTTCCCGCCCGTTTCTTATAGATGAAAGTCATGTCCCCAGTTATTTATATGTAGTGCTTCATATAGTCAATGTTGAGAATCACAGTTTGGAAGATTTGAAAACCCTCATCCTTGCTGTCAATGAAGAGTTTGGTGGGCTTGATAAGCTATGTGGGGAACGGTGGGGGATATGGGATTTGGTACCTTGGTGTGAAGGGCAAGCTATTCCATTTGAAGCGGTCTTCCCCACTTATGATAAGCAGAAAGCGGCATTTAGTGAATTGTACCTCACGACTACGGGCTGTCGCTTGAAGTGTCCTCAGTTAGGTGTGTGGGGAAGTAAAGAAACGGACATCTTGCGGGAAGAGGCTGCTATCTTCTATCATGATCCTGATAAGCATTGGTTTGGTTCTCCAGAAAAGAATGAGCGGGGTGGGGTGCAGGATGACTGCCTCTTTTCATTGACCTGGTGCATTTATGGAGGTCGGGAAATTGGGGTAAATGATTTTAAGGAACGTCGGTCAGAAACGTGGTTTGGAACCCTTGTTAGGGAATCCGTTCCTCTTGGTGCCTATTAATTTCTACTTTTCTTCAAAAACCACTTGACTTTTCTGCCAATCCTTGTATTTTAAGATCAAAATTAGGATAAATTATCGTCTTTTGGAGGATATTTCCATGAAAATCGAAAAAATTGACAAAATAACGTCTGCTTTAAGTAAATTGGATGATGATGAGCTTATGGCTATAAGGATGTCGATGCCATGGCAAGAAGACATATCTGGAGAAGAAACAAAAGACTCGGACGGTTTTCCGGTAGCTGGTGTCAATGTCTTAGAAGACCGAGCGGCTCTCCAGAAGTCTTGTTGGGATAAATTCAATAAAAGTCCGTTTGTTGGTACTGCTATTCGAGGACAGGTTGGACGTTTGACAGGTCTTGGTTTTGAGATTTCTTCGGAAATCTTTGAAATTCAAGAGAAAATCGAATTGATTGAGAGAGATCCAAGAAATAGATTATACACAAATTGGACGAAGTTTGTGGGAAGGACTTTCATTGAAGGAGAACTTTTCCTGATGCTCACTGTCCATCCTGACGGTTTTATTGAAGTAGATTTTATTGACCCTTCTCATATAAATGGGGGAGGGGAAGATGGAATAATTTACCATCCTACGAAAACGACCTTCCCATTGTTCTATTTTGTAACTGTCACAGAATCCAATTATATACAGCATACGGGGGCAGTCCTTGTCCCTTCTATCTATCTGGCATATTATCCAGATTTGATTAAGGTGGCTAAAAAGTGTACGGGTTTTAAGGAGGAGCAAACAAAAGAGTCCAGAAATAGTAAGAATTCTTTTAATGATTTGGGGGGATTCCAAAGATTTATTGTTTCTTGGGATCGATCTTTCGTTACTAGAAGGAATATTTCGTATCTTCGGACAGTTGTAGAGTGGCTGAATCATTATGAAAACCTCAAGAAATATGAGATAGACCACAAGAAATCAGCGGGAGCTTATTTGTGGGTCGTTACAATAGAAGATCCGAAAGCGTTCCGTACTTGGCTTAGTCTTACTGATGAAGAAAGACGTAAGACAGGTATTATGGCAAAGAAAACTCCCGGCAGCACCCTTGTTTTGCCCCCCGGTATGGCCATATCAGCACAGAATCCAAAACTTCCTTCTATTAGTGATGCTGATACTGATATACTGCATATGGTTACTGGGGGGCTTAATGAACCAGAAGATGTGTCTACAGGGCAATCGAAAGGCACATTTGCTTCGGTAAAGGCTTCTCGTGGTCCTATGTCGGATCGTATCATGGACGAAATAGCTTATTACGAGCGGTTTCTCCGATATGACTTTTATCGGGCTGTGTTCTTCCTTATGAGTAAAGTATCTGACTTCCCAGAAAAGTTCTCTGTAAAAACGGCTGTTGATTTCAAGGCAAAGAAACCTGTATTTAAGGACATAGATGTAAAACCAGAACAACTGATTGATATAACATTTCCGACTTCGGAAGTCGTTGATGCAGAGACACGGGCGCGAGCTTACTTGGGGGTTAAGCACGGGTCGGTTTACGATGTCCTCGGTATTCCGAATAAGGAGATTGCTAGAAAGGTTGGATTTGGCAACTATCGACGTCTGAGATTGGAGCAGGCTACGGAAGAGGATAGATTCCCCGAACTTCTTCCTCCAGTAGATGCTGGGGGACAGCAGGCTGAATTAGGAAAGGGCGGAGCTGATGGAAAAAAGGCAACCCCGAAAGCAGGGGGAGTTGCTCCTGCAAAGAAGAAAAAGATAGCAAAACCAGTAAAGTAGTTCAATTGGAGGAATCCAAATTGGCTGAAGGAATTTATCGGGTTACGGAAGAGTTTGAGAAGGCATTATCTGATTATACAAAAGCCCCATATGTGGTGGCTGTAGATAATCAGAGCAATGCTTTATTTTTGGCTTTGTATTATGAGAAGATTCAAGGACAAGAGATAACAATACCTGCCAGAACGTACCCATCCATACCTTGTGAGATAATACATGCAGGGGGCAAAGTAAGGTTCGTTCCCTCTGTTGGAGTAACTTTGAAGGGGGTTTACCAATTGGTTCCTACGAAGGTGTGGGATTCTGCTTTGAGATTTACTTCTGGAATGTATATTCCGAATACGCACATGTGTTTATCCTTTACGGGTCCTTATAAACATCTCAAGTTAGGTAAAGGAGGGGCTATACTTACAGACGATTATCTGGCGTATCTATGGTTCAAAAGAGCACGCTTTAGTGGTAGACGAGAATGTTCTTACCACAATGATAACTTGGATATGCTCGGGTGGAATTTTTATCTTATGCCAGAGGTAGCTGTAAGGGGTCTTTTGATGATGTCCCAGTTCTACGATTTTAATGGAAAACCGAAGTGTAATGAGGACCTAGAGATTCCTTACCCAGATCTTAGCCAATTTTCAATATATACAAAATAGGAGGACCACTTGCTTAAATTACATTTAGGTTGTGGTGAAAACTATATAGAGGGATGGGTCAATGTAGATTTTGATTCTACGAAGGCAGACGAGGAATTTGATTTGACCAAACCTTTTCCTTACCACTCAAAAAGTGTGGATTTCATTTTTGCCGAACATATTCTGGAACACTTTACTTATGAAGAAGGGCTGTCTTTTTTGAAAGAATGCCATCGAGTATTGAAAACAACGGGAATCTTTCGTCTATCAACACCTAATTTAAGCTGGGCCATTGATAGATACTTGGAGGGTGTTGTTGATGAATGGAAGGAAGAAGGATTCACAGCAGACAGCCCTTGTAAGCTACTGAATTATGGTATGCGTTTATGGGGGCATAAATTTGTATATGATATGGAGGAGTTGCAGTCTTCTTTACAAAAGACGGGATTCATTGTCAAAATTGTTCCGTGGCGAATAAGTAGACATAGGGCATTAAACAATTTGGAATGTCGTTCTTTTCACAAGGAGTTAATTGTCGAGGTACGAACCAAATAGGAGGTTATTATGAAAACCAGTCGGGATTTAGTTATCTATGGATCAGGTGGGGCAGGAAGAGAATTTGCTTTTGCTCTGTCTTTGGGCTGCTTTTGGAAAGTGAAAGGATTTGTTGATGACACAAAACCTGTGGGGACGATTATCGACGCATTACCCGTACTTGGGCATATAGATTGGCTTTCTCAATATGAAGGAAATGTAGCCATGTGTATAGTAGGAGTTCCTAAAGTAAAGAGAAAACTTGTTGAGAAGATTAAGAAAAGCTGTCAGGGAGTTTATTTTCCTCTAGTGATAGACGAGAATTCGATTGTTTCTAATTTTGTTGTGTGGGGAGAAGGGTGCATTGTTGGTCAACCATACAATCATCTTACTGTAGACATAACGATCGGAGACTTTGTTTGGATAAATAGCTATAATGGTATTGGTCACGGAGCATCTATTGGTTCGTACACTACTCTCTATACAGGGATACAAGTGGGCGGGGATTGTGTTATTGGAGAAGATTGTGTCATAGGCACAGGAGTGATCATAAAACCAGGAGTGAAGATAGGAAATAATGTGATTGTCGGTGGTGGTTCAATGGTGGTAAAAGATGTACCAGACAATGTGGTTATTGTTGGCAATCCAGCGAAGGTGTTGAGGGAAAATATATGATAAAAGACGAATTGAAGAAGATATTGGAAAAGTCTCATTATCAGACCTTCGACTTTTTGGAGGAAGATAAGAAGGATAGTAATAGTGGTGAGAAATACAGACTGTCAAAATTGGATGCCTTTGATCTAAACAATCTATCCTGTTTGGATGTTGGTTGTAACGCTGGCTATTTTTTGTTTAGAATGCTTCAGAAAAATCCCAGACGACTTGTTGGTATTGATATAGGAGAAAAATTTATTGATGTGGCTAATACACTGAATAGAGAAGTCTTTGGGTCAAATATAATCACATTTATTTGCAGAGACTTCTTTCGGTACTATTTTGGGGAAAAATTTGACATGGTAATTTGCTTTTCTTCCTTTCATTATTTTGGAGATAATCAAGAGGTCTTTTTTGAACTTTGTTATGGTTTGATGAATAAGCAGGGAATTCTTTTATTGGAAGTGGAGGAGTATCCTTTCAATGATATTTCAATAGTGAATAGAGATGTACGACCAGCAGATAAGAAGAAATATCATTATCCGAACAATTTGAAACTACGAGAATATATACTCGGTAAATTCAATATCATCGACAGATATATCTCTATTAAGCAGGGAGGGTCTTTATATGACCGATACTTCTATGTCCTCCAAAAAGTTTAATATGAGTCCAGGAAAGAGGGAATTAGTGGGAGAATATAGAAAAACTATTATAGTGGTTACTGGAGAGAGCCTTGTTGGAAAATCCACTATGTGTGATTTATTGTTAAATGGCAATGTCAATTATATAAGTTTGGATGAATGTTGCAAACAGACGGATCACAATATAGGATTTATTCTTGATTATTTGGAAGATCACAAGAGGGATTGCCCAATTAATTTGGGACTTATGGGCATAAGAATAAATGAGGTATGTTATGTGGAATTTATTGATTACTTTTTTGATAAGTACATAGTAAACAATGAAAATTTGAATATTATGTTGGATGGGTTTTTATTTACTCTGAATAATACTTATGGTTATTTTTTAGAGAAATGTGAATCTTTCGATTATAGAGTGTGGCGTATGGAAAGAAAACTTTAATGGGGGCAGAGTATAATGCCGATTATAATTAAGAAACCGGTTGTATCAATATGTTGTACTACCTACAATCATGAGAAATTTATACAACAAGCTATTGAAGGATTTTTAATTCAGAAGACCTCTTTCCCATTTGAAATAATAATACATGATGATGCTTCAACAGATAAAACGGCAGAGATTGTCCGCAGATATGCTGAGAAAAACCCTCATTTAATCAAGACGATACTTCAGAAAGAAAATCAGTATAAGAAGGGGATGCTTAATGGTTCATATTTTGGATTTGAACCACTTGTGCAGAATGTTCTTCCAATAGTGCAAGGACGATACATTGCTTTGTGTGAGGGAGATGATTATTGGACAGACCCTACAAAATTGCAGAAGCAGAAGGAATATCTTGATACTCATTTGGAATGTATCATGTGTTACCATGCTTGTAATGGGCTAGAGAATGATATATTTGTTCCTTATGGAAAGAAGGGAAGAAATTACACAAAGGAGGAATTGATTGCCACACCTATAGGGATAGCCACTGCTACAAAGATGTTCCGTAATATCTATGGGGAAGATACTAAACAGGACTTCCTTGACTTCAGTGGTGACTATTTGCTTAATGCTTATTTAGGCACTTATGGTAAATGTGATTATTTAAGTAATATCAAGCCTTCTGTTTATCGAATACATAAGGATGGTATATGGAGTGGGATGACTATAAGACATAAGATAATATCCACCCACTATCTGAATGTCAGATTGTACGATCTATTTCGGGCAAAGGGAAATAGACGGTATACTAATATAAGGAGGAGATGCGTTGTGAATACACATATATTTGGTATTGTTATTCCGACTTACCAGAGAGATGATGGAAAGACTCCTTTCTATTTAAAGAGGGCTTTGGATTCCATATTTGCTCAGACTCATACCGATTTTATGGTGTATGTTATTGGAGATAAGTATGTGAATGAAGAGGAACTGAGGGATATTGTTTCAAAATATCCTACAGATAAATGTTGCTGGGAGAATTTGCCAGAAGCTCATGAGAGAGATAAATACACGAATAATAAGGAAGCCCTGTGGAGTTCAGGAGGTTTAT